TGTGTTCGCGGGGTTTGGGGGCTGTTAGGCGATACGACCAGAACCGACGGCATCACCGATGTAAACATAAATATATTGTACGCGCGGGTACGCGAGGGCCACCCCACCCCCCTGCCAATTGCTATGCAAACCCGACATATTTTTTGTACTTTTAAGTTATCGGCATGGGATACTTTGCGAACCCCTAGGGTAGAAACGAAAAAGGCCCCACCGGAGAACCAGCGGGGACCATTTTGCGAACCGTTAGGGGAGCCTGCAGGGTACACAGGGGGTTTACCCCGGCAGGACTAGGTCCTATGGTAGCGTCAAATTCACCATTTGTCAACAGGTTTTTTCATTTTTGGTTATTTTTCTATAGACCATGCTGAAAACAGGTTGACACCGGTCCCAAAAGCCGCCATAATACAAGGGTATGACAACGGTTCGCAGGAAAACCCCATGTTCGAAGCTATTTTACTGATATGTCTAGCTGCAGCACCTGAAGAATGTGTTGAGTTGAGTGACACACGAGGTCCTCACGCCAGTAAAGCTGACTGCATGAAGCGTGTCGATGAAATGGCAGAGTTTGCCACGGGTGCAAACCTGTTCGAACTAAACATAAAGTGGAAGTGTACAGCCCCAGAGGGCCTACAAACCTAAATCCCCATGAACTTACTACCCCAGACTACTAAAAAAGCTGCCCTAACAGAGAAACAGGAGCAGTTCTTGGATGTCCTGTTCGAAAACAACGGCAATATGTCCGTTGCTGCCGAAATCGTGGGCTACTCTCCCAAATCCGTGGGCTGGCTAAAGGAACGCCTAGCCGATGAGATAATAGAGCGTACCAAAACCATGTTAGCAGGCCACTCCCTGTCAGCCGCGAACAAGTTAGCAAGCCTCGTAACGGCCCCTGACATCGAACGCGGGGACGACCTTCGTATGAAGGCAGCAGAATCTATCCTGAACCGCGTCGGTATCGCAAAGCAGGAAACAATGAACCACAACGTACAGGCAATCCACGGGGTTGTCCTGTTGCCACCCAAGAAAGAGGTCGTGATAGATGCGGAGTGACAGAGAAATCCTGAAGATTGCAATGGAAAACGTCAGTAACTTAACTGATGAGGAACATGAGCGGTACAAGGTATTGCAAAGCAAACCGGTTAGTGAACGCTACGGTAAAGCAATGGGCGGCAAGATTCGCGGCTACCGCTATGGCACTCCCAAGGGCGGTGTGAAGAAAATGAAATCGTGTCGTGGTCGCAAGGCCCAAGGAAACAAGGATTAGGGATATGTCAAAAAAGAAAACTCGTGAATTAATAAAGCTTAGTAAGTATGACAAAACTGGCAAGCTTGGGGACCGTACTTATAAAGAAGTTCTATTTGGGGGGCCAAAAGATGTTGTAAGTTCTCCTGTAGCAGCATTAGTTGGTTTTATAGCAGGTAAAGCAGGCTTGCTAGATAAAAAGAAAAAACAGAAGTATGAAACTGTTGATGGCATGAAGCTTGCCGTTCGCGGGAGAAAAGCTGCAAGCAGCGTAGAAAAAGACTAGCCCGTGGCCCCACGCAAAAGAGTCTTAGTCCCCCCGAACCCCGAAGACCTAGGCAAGGTCGGCAGACCTAAGAAAAGACCCGGCGAACCCAAAACCACTCACAACATGAGTGACCGGGAACGTGCGCGGCGTTCTGTACAGATGAAGCTGAAGAATGCCAAGAAGAAGCAGGTCAAGCAGGATGTGAAGACAGCCCGGAACCGACGCAAAGTTCGTGACCTGACCAGTGCAGCCAAGAACATAGAGAATGCTCTGAACGGCAACAAGACCCGTGTGGTAGATGCTGCAGACCTCGACGTATTACCCCCAGCAGTTACGGACCTAATAGATGATACCCCTGTCATTTTCAAACCTAATGAAGGACCTCAAGAGGACTTTCTTTCGGCTTCCGAACAGGATGTACTTTATGGCGGGGCCGCTGGCGGTGGCAAGTCATTTGCTCTACTTGCTGACCCCCTACGCTATTGCCATAATCCCAACCATCGTGGCCTTCTTCTCCGGCGAACGCTCGACGAACTAACGGAACTCATCGACAAGTCGAAGCAGCTATATCCCAAGGCATTTCCCGGCGCACACTTCAGGGAGTCCAAATCAACGTGGGTCTTTCCATCCGGTGCAACCATGTGGTTTACCTATCTCGACAGAGATAAGGATGTCACCCGTTTTCAGGGACAGGCGTTTAACTGGATTGGCATAGACGAAATAACACAGTACCCCAACAGTTACGTCTGGGACTACCTTCGTTCTCGTCTCCGTTCGACAGACCCTGAACTACAACAAAACCTAACCATGCGCTGCACAGCGAACCCCGGTGGTGTCGGCGGCTGGTGGGTGAAGAAGATGTACATTGATGCCCACGAACCCAACAAGGCGTTCGGGGCTAAAGACTTAGAAACAGGTCGCACCTTTGTATGGCCTGACAACCATCCAAAAGCAGGTCAACCCCTATTCTACCGCAAGTTTATCCCAGCGAGGTTGACTGACAACCCCTTCCTGATGGCAGATGGTCAGTATGAGGCCATGCTTCGGTCACTCCCGGATGTCGAGCGTAGACGACTCCTAGAAGGGGACTGGGATGTGGCAGAGGGAGCGGCCTTCCCAGAGTTTTCGAGGGTACGACATGTGGTCGAACATTTTGAGCTTCCCACGAACTGGCCCCGCATACGTGCCGCCGACTACGGCTACTCGTCGCCGTCGTGTGTCCTGTGGGGTGCTATTGATTGGGATAACAATATTTGGATTTATCGCGAACTTTACGTAAAACACTTGACAGCAGAGCAATTAGCTGATAAAATATTAGAATGTGAAGAGTTAGACCCGCTACCTCATTATACGGTCCTAGACTCTTCATGCTGGAACAAGACCGGATTCGGCCCTTCTATCGCAGAGACTATGATGAGGGCCGGGGTTAGGTGGACTCAATCCGACCGCAATCGTCTACAAGGAAAAATGGAACTACACAGGCGGCTTGCTGACGACCCCCACTCTAATGAACCCCGTATGCGAATCTTTTCCACTTGTAAGCATATCATTGCACAGCTATCGGGCATACCCCTCTCCAAAACTAATAGCGAAGATGTTGACACGCGAGCAGAGGACCATGCCTACGATGCGTTGCGATATATGGTTATGACGCGAACCAGCGGATACACTTCGATACACAAACAACTGCAGGGCATCAAAGACCAAGCCTTCCAGCCCTATGATGCTACGTTTGGATACTAGGAATGGCAGAAGTAAATAAAAATATCACAGTAGGTGAAGCTCTCGATTTAAGAGACAAGGCTTCAGCATCTATGAGAAAAGCTATTGAAGCTGCTGGCGTTAAGTTGAGCGACCCGTGGACAAGCCTCGCCAACAAAGAGTTTCTTATAAAGCTAAATGATGTAGGTTCGGAAGCACACTTTACAGAACTACTAGCTACACAGGAACGTTTAATAGGTTCGTATACTGAAGAGGGCAAAGTAGCTCCCTTTGCAAATGTTTTTGGACAAGGTGGTCAAGCTAGAAAAATAAAAGTCGATGGCGAGTTTCTTGCAAAAGCACGACAAGCTAGACGTACAAAAGCATTAAAAGGGGTTCCCGAAGCAAAGCAATCCTTAAAAGCCTTAACAGATGGTGTGGCATCTATTAAAGACCCTATAGTACGGTCTGCAGTTGCTTTTAATGCACTGGTCCCCTTACGTCCGGGCGAGGTTGCCCGTATTAAGCTAGACGACATAGATTTCGAAACAGGGGCGTTCAAAGAAGCCTATCGGAATGTTAATAAAATTCGTAATGAACTCGACCTGCCAGAAGTAGGTTTGGAGATACTACGAGATGCCGCTGACACTGCTAGAGCAGAGGGCAGAGAATACTTATTTTTGGGCAAGGATGTCACGGACCCTAAGAAGGCTACAGCTAGTTTTGTAAATAGGATGTCTGCTGCTGTCAAAGCACCAGATGGTATTGGTCCCCGCTTCAAACCCTTTGCAAAAGATATGGGTAGAGAAGTTGCCGGTGCTTCGGACATTCGTAAGATTATCCCGTCTATCATTGCAAACGAGTTAGGCTACAAGTCTGAAGCCAGTGCAATCATGGGACACACAACCTTCGATGAAACTATTGATGGTATGAAAGCCATCACTCGTAAGCACTACGCATCACAGATTATTACGGGTGAAGGAACAACAGCCAAGCAAGCCCTTCGTGCCTTACAGAACATGTATGGAGAGGTGCTAGGTTTATCTACCCTTAACGAACTACCTGCATCCATGAATGTGGAAGCCAAGGGCTTGACTAGCAGTGGCTCACCCAAACTAGCTGTTATACCAAAGGGTGCAGAGATTGTTGGCACACAGGTTCAAGGGACCCTGACAGATGCCGACCTCGACCTGATGGAAGATGTTCGTGAAGCTCGTAGTCAGGAACTAAAGCTAGGTGCTACGGAATCAAAAGCAAAGCGACTGAAACTCGAAGCGGAGATGGGTGACTTAGATGAAGCAGCAATCCGTAAAAAGGTTCAGAGGGAAGAGAAAACTAAAGCGATACGAGCCGACGAACGGGCTAAGTTAAGTCCTGCGGGTGAAGACGCTCCTCGTGCAGCATCCTTGGAATTAGAAGATGACTTAAAAAAGAACGGGTTTAGTTTTTCATCGTTGGTTGATTCCTTAACGAATAAGCTGGGAACAGTTACAGCAGGCGCACTTACAGGTTTGGGAGTATATTCCATCGTAACAGAGCCAGAAGCAGCCGTGAGGGATATTGCTCTTGATGCAGCAGGACAGGCTTTAAAATTTGGCAAGTTTGCTGGATTACCCGGCATGTTAACCACTCCAATGGCTACTATGGCTAATCAAGAACTCCGTCCTGAAGACCGACCGCCTCAAGACCCCGCCGGACCTTACGCCGGACAAGATTTTATCCCTGCCAGAGAGGTAGAGGAAACAGACGAAGACATAATGGCACGAGTTGCCACACAGGATTCTGGCATGATTCCAGAACCGGACAGGGTTCCTCAAGCCGCCCCTGCCCAAGACCAAGGCTTTCTTTCCCGTTAACTAGGAGGCAGAGATGCCAGACAATAACTACAACTACGGTGCAGCTTACGTAATGAACTCTGATAAAGTCAGCGTCGATACAGATGAGGGTGCATCAAAGCTATACCGTGAAGGTCTTGAGTTTCAGACTCGTGTAAAGACAGGCCCAATCACAGAAGATATGCCCAAGAAGCAAACCAAGCCTACTGTAGAAGCTTCATTTAACACAATGGCAGAAGACAGAAACTACTTTAGCTAGGACTCTACATGTCTGAAGATAACTTTCTCCAACCGGATGATGACACGGTAGTTCCGGTACACGCTCCTGATGAGCAGATGCCGGGTCTTGCAGGATACGTAACCTCAAAGTTTAGGGATGCTGAAACTGGTCGTTTTGCTCACGAGCAACGCTGGCTACAGGCGTTCAAGAACTTCCGGGGTATCTACGATTCTACAACTCAGTATCGTGATTCAGAACGGTCTCAGGTCTTTGTTCGGATTACCAAGACAAAGGTTCTTGCTGCGTTCGGTCAAATCATAGACATCCTGTTCGCAAACAAAAAGTTCCCCTTGGTTGTGGAATCAACTCCCGTGCCGGAAGGCATTGCGGAGTTCGCCCACATGAAAACCCCCTTGGACGAAGCAACTGAACAGGACCCCTACGGGTTCTCAGGGGATGGTCGCGAACTAGCTCCCGGTGCCTTACAAGCGAAACCCGGTGGTGACTTCCTAGGTGGCCTAGAGTCCAAGTATGGACAACTAGACCTAGCAGAGGGTCCGGCACGAATAGGCGAACCGCAGATTAGTCCGGCTCAAGAAGCAGCCCTGCGGATGGAAAAAGTTATACACGACCAACTCACCGACACAAACGCTGTGAACGTGATGCGGAACTCCGTGTTCGAAGCAGCCCTCTTGGGAACTGGCGTTGTAAAGGGACCATTCAACTTTTACAAGCGGGTACACAAGTGGGAGCGTAACGAAGAGGGAGAGCGGGTTTATAACCCGGATGAGAAGACCGTTCCACGGATTGAGATGGTGTCGATATGGGACTTTCACCCCGACCCCTCTGCTACTAGCATAGATGACTGCGAGTACGTCATAGAGCGTCACCGCATGAACCGTCAACAGCTTCGTGCGTTGATAAAACGACCACACTTTATTTCGGAAGCAATCGAAGAGTGCCTAGCTAAAGGTCCGAACTATGAGGACAAGTATTACGAGGACACTATTCGTGAGGACGAGACAGAGCCATTCTACCAAGGTAACCGCTACGAGGTCTTGGAATACTGGGGTGTCTTGGATGCCAAACTAGCTGAAGAAGTTGGTTTGGAAAGTGCCGGAGACATGTCGGAGTTCGACGAGCTTCAGGTCAACGTCTGGGTTTGCGGCAACATGGTTATACGCTGTGTCCTAAACCCCTTCACACCAGCCCGTATCCCGTACCAAGTCTTCCCTTACGAAGTCAACCCCTACCAACTCTGGGGTGTCGGTGTGGCGGAGAACATGGAAGATGCTCAGAAGCTGATGAACGGTCACGTTCGTATGGCTATCGACAACCTCGCCCTTGCGGGCAACCTAGTCTTTGACGTAGATGAAGCTAGTCTCGTACCGGGACAGAACATGGACATCTTCCCCGGAAAGATATTCCGTAGGCAGTCAGGTGTTACCGGAACAGCCATCAACGGCCTAAAGTTTCCGAACACGGCGGGGGAAAACCTGCAGATGTACCAGATTAGTCGTCAGCTTGCTGATGAAGAGACAGGCATCCCGTCAATCATGCACGGACAGACAGGTGTAACCGGAACTGGGCGAACCGCTGCTGGCCTTTCCATGCTCATGGGGTCTGCTGGCTTGTCCATGAAGACTGTCATCAAAAACATTGACGATATGCTCTTGAAGCCCTTGGGCGAAGCCTACTTCCAGTGGAACATGCAGTTCAACGATGAGGCAGAAGACATCCAAGGCGACCTAGAAATTAAACCACGCGGCGTTGCAGCCGTGATGCAAAAAGAGGTTCGCACACAGCGGCTAACGTCCCTGTTGCAAACCGTCGCCAACCCCATGCTGGCTCCGTTCATCAAGATACCAAACCTGATGCGTGAACTGGCTATCTCGCAGGACATAGACCCTGACAGCCTAGTCAACGATGCAAACCAAGCACAACTCTACGCAAAAATGTTACAAGGAATGCAGGCTAATGTACAGCAAGGAACAGGCGAAGCTGGTGGCCCCGCTGCTGGCCCAGCCCAAAATATGGCAGGGGCTGGAGGAGTATCTCCAAATCCTGAAGGAACAGACCCACAGGGGTCTGGTAATGGCACAATCGGAGTCGGAACTGCGCCAACTGCAGGGGAAAGCGGCTTTACTGGAAATGCTCCTTCAGTTGAAGGATAACCACGAGGCAATAGTTAAAAATGGCAACTAACCCACCATCCTTCTTTAACCCGGAATCTATTAGCTATGACCAGTATTCCAAGGGTCCTGTTGACTTCTACAATCAGGCCCTAGATGTAGATAGCTTGACAGGTACTGGTATTGATATTGTCAATCCTGATGACATTACCAAGTTGAAGGATTATGGGATAGCTGGTGGGGGCGACGATGGCGGCGATACTCAGGACGATGCCCTGAATGCTCTAGATGCCACAAGTATCCAAGGAGACTTTGTAGGCGGTTCGATGTTTCCGGGCGGGACCGGAATTAGTTACAATACCGATTTAGAGACGGGCCACCACGAGTACGAACAGTACTCTGACTATCTCTCTGCTGAAAAGCCGCCGGGGATGGCAGACCGGGTAGACTTTATTTCTAACGTCATGGAACCCGCTCTACAGGGCAGGTTTGGAGACATAGACTTTGCAGCGGGAACAAAAGGACTTGCTGACCGCGTTGGAAAAGATGTGGTAGAGGGCGTTACAAAGCCCGATGCTAAGACGGGGATAAAAGGAGCTATTACAGCAGTAGGGGGTCTCCCGATGGCTGCAGTCGGTTCTGTTGTACTTAGCACTACTTCAGTAAGAAATGCCTTTGGTGAAATATCGCCCGTGCCGGATGGTATTTTAGGAGCTTTTGCGAATGGGGTTCACGCCATTCAGTATGATGATAGGGCGCATAATCGCGCTGTTATGAGGGCGCACACAACCGGCCCTAAGGCTGGCGAGTTTATGACAGCGGGAGATGAAGAGACAGATGCCTATGGAAATCCCGTAGCATCTAGTAAAGGACTAACCGACGTTGACATTGGCTTCTCTATGAAATTTGGAAGTGGACCCGGAGCAGGTGGTATAACCCGCAAAGCCGGAACCTTCACCTACACAGGAAACATGCGGGGTCTAAATAACCAGACCCTAAAGAACATTGAGGCTGTAAAACGAGGATTTGTTCCTAGTACATTTGGTAATCAGAAGTTCGGTTTTGACTACACTGGTAAGGGTGCTACTACTTTCGAAGATGCTGGCTACAGTGGTCAGCTTTCAGGTGGGGGTAGGTACACTGATACAGGTATGTACATGGACGGAGTTGGTCGCATATCAGCAATGGGTCTTGCTAGTCACTTGGATTCCTACGCCTCTAGCTGGACTTCTCTTGGATTGAGTATAGAGGATGCAAGAGCCAAGGCTTCTGCTGTTTTATCTTCTGCTCGTAAAGGAGAAGGTAAACTCAAGGACCTAGAGAAAAAAAGTTTGGATGATATCAAGGCCGACAAAGCTGCCAAGGCGCAGGCGCAGGCAGATAGGCAGGCAGCGGAACAAGCTAAAGCAAGCAGGGATAGATTAGCTCAAATTCAACAACAACAATATAGTGACAGTGGTGGCGACAATGCAGATTCGTATGGCGGCTCTGGTGTAGAAGATGCCGGTATAGGTTCAGGCTTTGGTGATTTTAGTTCTGGATTGAGCCATGCCAAGGGCGGTAAAGTACAGGGCTACGCAATGGGAACCCCGCCACCGGGGGTACAAGCCTCACAGACGGGTTTTGTAGACCGCCCGCCATCACAGGTCTCCGAAGCCGGTAAAGTCGCTGACGACCGTCCTATGAAGGCTCCAGAGGGTATGTACGTTATAAATGCGGCTGCTGTCGAGTTCGCAGGAGAACAAGACATCCGCAAAATGATTATGGATGCCCAGAAGGAAGCGGTTCGCAGGGGTCTTTCAACAGGAGACTTTGAACGGCATTCCGACCTTGTTGATATTGCGGTGTCTCGCGGGGAAGTAACTGTAGCCCCGCACCTAGTAGATATTATTGGCGAAGACCGCCTAGAAAAGATTAATAAGCGAGGCTTACGTAAAACCGAACAGCGCATAGCAGAGAATGGGCAGCAGCCGGTTCAAGCCGCAGGGGGTGGCTTTATCACTAGAAAAAAGTTCGCAAAGGGTGACAGGGTTACTCTGTATAGAGGCGAACCCCTAGACCCTTCGAAGGTGACTGCTACTGATTATGGCTATGGTAAAGAGGATGTAGGAAAGTTTCACACGCCAGACGTTAAGAGGGCAGGTAGATTTGCTGCAGGTGCCGGAAAAGGCAATCAGGTAATTAAAAGCCGCAAAGCTACAATCAACGAACTGTTCGACGGCGTACTAGAAGCTATGAAAACTCAAGGGAAGAAGAAGACTGAATACTTTGCAAAAATGCCAAAGTCTGAATTGAATAAAAATTTGCGTTTTATAGAGGGTCTTAAAAGGGACTACTTATCTGGAAAACGTTCTCTTGAAAGTATGACGATTTTTCTACAAGAGCAGGTCTTCCACGATGACAAGTCAAAAATTAACTTTATTGAAACATTTAAGAACGACCCTAAATCTGCTGGAAAGTTAGCGGGACGAGCCATTGCTAAAGTAGCAACAGTAGCTACCCCGCCTCTAGCACTCTTAGCAGGGGCTGCAGAAATGCTCACTCCGTCTTCGCTAGGTAAAGGGACACGATATGACGACTCATTTATGAGTTATCAGTATACTCCTAATAAGTAAGGAATCCGCTGGCTACCCACGAGTTCGTGGCCCCAGCACAACCGACGCGGCTACCCACAGCCATGTGGCCCCGCAAGTGAGGTAAATACAATGGCAAAAGCAAGAGGCCACCGTGCCAACAAAGTAAACGACTCTTTCGGAACAATCAACAACGACTCCCTGTACAAAGGAAAATACCGGGACGAAGTTTACAAGGATGAAGACGAAGAGTCGAATGTGGAAGCTCAAGACGCTGACCCCGTAGAAGAAGCGGCTACTCAGCAAGAACAGAGCGAAAGCTTCGTAGAAGCCAAGAAGGAATCTAGCGAAGACCACGACTACAAGAAACGGTATGATGACTTGAAGCGTCATTACGATTCCAAGGTAGACGAGTTCAAAGGAGAAATCGAAAGCCTACGAAAAACAATGACAGACCGTGCGGCAGAAATGCCACGAGGCGTAACGCCCCCACGAACACAGGAAGAGCTAGATGAGTTCAAGGAACGCTATCCAGATGTCTTCGAAGTTGTTCAGACGGTTTCGAGTATGCAGACCGAATCACAGGTTGCAAAACTACGACAAGAACTAGGCACCATTCAGGAACGGGAAAAGGAACTAGAAAAGCAGAAAGCCTACGAGCAACTGCTTCGCGCCCACCCCGACTTCGCAGAATTAAAGGCCGACGAAAAGTTCTTGACATGGTTAGAAGAGCAGCCAAGCTCAATTGCAGATGGTATCTATAAGAATAGTACCGACTCCAAGTGGGCGGCACGGGTCATAGACCTCTACAAAGCCGACACAGGCTTGACCAAAAAGAAGAAGACCAAAGATGCTTCGGCAGCAGACGCAGTTACCAAAACCCCTACTAGGGATGTAAATACGGATGCTATTGGAGATAAAAAAATTTGGAAAGCTTCGCAAATCGCCAAGATGAAACCGTGGGAGTTCGAGAAGATGGAAGCTGAACTCGACCAAGCACGGACTGAAGGGCGAATCGACTTAAACTCCTAAAACCTCAAAAATAGAGAAGGAATGAACCAATGGCGTTCAATAGTGCTTCAGGTTATAATAACCTGCCTTCCGGTAATTTTGCACCGGAAATTTTTAGCCAAAAAGTTCTCAAATTCTTTCGTCGCGCTTCGGTTGTTGAAGACATCACGAACACTGACTACGCTGGCGAAATTGAAAACTTTGGCGATACAGTTCGCATCATAAAAGAGCCGACTGTAACAGTATCCACCTACAGTCGCGGTTCTGTGGTAAACCCACAAGACTTGGCTGATGACCAGATTACTATGGTTGTTGACCAAGCTAATGCGTTTGCTTTCAAAATCGACGACATTGAAGAGCGTCACTCGCACGTAAACTTCGAGGCACTTGCCACCTCTTCAGGTGCATTTGCATTGAAGCGTAAGTACGACAAGACTGTTCTCCAAGCTATGGCTAACGGTGCAGGTATTGCAGCTTCTGCTGTATCCGGCACAACTCTGACTACTACTGCTGCTGCAGGTACTCTTGGTACTGCTGCTGCACCAATCAACATTGAGACAGACGACGCTGGCATCAACATGATGCTTGCAATGGCCCGTCTCCTTGACGATGAGTCAGTGCCAGAAGAAAATCGCTGGTTTGTAGCACCACCAATCTTCTAC